GCGACATTCACAAGCGTCAAAATGTCGCGGGTGACGGTGTCATCGCTTATCCCGGTTCTTTTATACAACAGGATTACGGCGAAGATGTCATTAAGGGCTGCCTTCTTTGGGACATCAAGACGAAGACGTCATACGATAGCAAATTTATTCATATTATCAATGATTCGCCGTTTGTGACGATCGGTTATCGCGGCAACATTGATGAGACATTTGCTATGATTGATGACATGCCGTCAGGCGCTCGTGTTCGAATCGCTTCTGACATCCCAGTCCCACCAACAAATTTGCATCTGATCGAGACACGCCTTCAGACGACTAAGACACCCAAAGAGATCGTCTACAAGATTTCTGAGTTCAACGGCAACAGAGGCATCAATAAAGATAGCACGTCGATAGCCACTGACCTCCGGCAACCGAAAGTCATCAAAGATCTCATTCGAGATTATTACGCTGAGGCATCACTTCCATCTGAAAAACTAACTCGCATCGACGAGATTGTAGACAGATATATGAAGTCACTTGATCTCGGCATCGACGAAGATAGGAATTACAGCTGGTCGCTGGATAAGCTGACCTTTAAGAACACACTTGCGTTTAGAAACGATAATGTCATTGATTTCTCAAAATCATCAGGAATTACTGGGATCTTTGGCAAGAATCGCGCAGGAAAATCATCCATCATCGGCAGCCTTGTCTACTGTCTATTTAACACGTCAGATCGCGGATCACTTAAAAATCTGCACATCATCAACGACAAAGAGAATACATGTGATGCTGAAGCTGACATTACAGTCAAAGGTGACAAATACAAGATCACGCGGCGCACAAAGAAGACATCTAACAAGCGCGGCGATGTCAATGTCAATACGTCACTGAGCATTAGTAAGCTTGATACAGATTTACAGCTTAGTGACGTGTCAGATGAGCAACGTCGTGAAACAGAAAAAGTTCTACGGCAACTTATCGGCACAGCAGATGATTTCTTCATGACGACACTCGCTGCGCAAGGAAATCTTAATAAGTTTTTTGATGAGAAGTCGACGTCCCGGAAGCAGATCATAGGAAAGTTTCTTAATCTCGATGTTTTTGATGCCCTGTACGAGCGATCTCGTGAAGATCTTGTTCCGCTTCGAGCATCTTTTAAGGGTCGTAGAGACAAGCAACAAATTGATGCCAAGATTGAAGATTCAAAAAAACTGCTCTTTGACGAGAGATGCAAATCAGATTTGCTCGACGCAGAGCACGAAAAGCTAACTAAGAAAATCTCAGGTTTACGTGACGTAGTCAACGGCGATGCCTCGGGTGAAGCTGCGCTTAAGCTTCGTGATCTCGAAAAACGTAAAAATTCAATTGATCTGAAGCTGAAGGACATAAAATCAACTGTTGCAAGCGCGAGAGATGAGTATGCTAAGCACCAGACAAGATTAGACAAGTTTAAGCGCGTTCGTGACGTGTTCTCAATCAATGATTTGCGCCAGACACTAAGCCTCCAGCAGGCGCTTGAGATGAGTCTCGAATCAGCAAATCGTGAACTGCAACAACACGTTAAGGCATTTTCACGGCTAAATGAAGATGTTAGCATTCTATCAACTGTGCCTTGCAGTGATGAATATCCTAAGTGCCCCTTTATCAAGAAGGCTTTTGAAAGCAAGTCAAAGATCTCACAAGAAAAGACAGATATCGACCAGCAAAAATCACTTATCAATGACATGCAAATCAAGCTTGCTGATTACACTTCGCAAAATGTTGATGACAAGATCAAGAAATATGAGCAAATGTTGTCTGAAGAACATAATCTACAGTTAGAAGTTAGCAAACTTGATCTCAAGATCGAACACAACGAGAAGACAATTGCGGAACAAGAAGAAAATCTATCAGAGCTTAACACTGAAATAGATCGACTTCGAGCAGTCGTTAGCGACTCATCAGATTTGTGCGGTGTGTATGACACAATCAAAGAAGTAGAGATTAAGCTTGAGAGAGAACGCAAAGAGCAGATTTCTAATGCCAGAAACATCGGCTCGTACGAAGCTGCCATCGAGACACTTACCGCAGAGAAAGAGACACTTGAAAAGGATCTAATCGATCTTGAAATTTATGAGCTTTTTAATGTCTCAATGTCAAAGAAAGGTTTACCGTCGCGCTTAATTTCTAAACTTCTGCCGCTTGTCAATGCAGAAATACAGAACATTCTTTTAGGTGTATGCAACTTCACAGTTGAGCTTGAAGTCGATGATGATTCCAATTCACTGGAAGTTTACATTAACTACGGTGACAAGAGAAGGATAATTGAGCTAGGCTCAGGAATGGAAAAGATGATTTCTGCAATTGCGACAAGAGTTGCTCTCATCAATATGTCATCACTTCCAAAGTCTAATATTTTCATCATTGATGAAGGATTTGGCGCGCTCGACGATGCAAATCTTGAAGCGTGCACACGACTTCTTAAGTCTTTGAAGAAGTATTTTAATCAAATTCTGATTATCTCACATGTCGATGCCATCAAAGATGCAGTTGACAACTTTGTTGAGATTAATTGGGTCGACGGCGGTGCGCATGTCAGATATGAGTAATGTAACGCCGTTATTCTGTCATGTGTGCGAAACTGTGATGTCAGCATTGCGCGATGCTGAGTATCATAGATTACATGGCTGTTGTGAGGCGTGTGGCACTAAATGGGCTGAGCGGCAGCGCAAAGCCTGGCTCGACGGATGGCGCCCCGATATTTCTGAAATTCATTATGATGTTGAAGAGAGAAGAAGGCGTATATTTATTGAAATAGATAGACTAAGAGGGTTATAGCATGCTTTCAATGCAACAAGTCAATACACTGGGTCAGTTAATCAATACAACTTATGGAAAGAGTTCAACAGTAGCATCACCAACATCATCAATTAAGATGTCATTACAGGGAAATGCCTTAATTGTTAAGTACATAACAATTGTTCACTATGCATCCGAACAATCCATGCGTGAGCAGAGCAAAGAGCATGAGAGAGCTGCTGATCAACTTACCAAAAAGACAGTCATCGAAGTTGAAAATGAATTTAAGAAAATTGAGGGAAAAAGTTTAAAGCTTACTAGGAAAAATTCTGATAGCGGAATTGAGCTGATAAGCATGTCGCCTTACAATCCACGTAAAGTTGCTTATTTTAGACTGAATACAACATATGAAATTGATGTATGAATACAAGCAACAAGACAAGACAAGTAACTGAAATAATACGATGTGGTAAAGATCCTACGTATTTTTTCAATAATTATGTAAAAATACAGCATCCAACAAGAGGAACAATTCCGTTTAAAACGTTCCCATTTCAAGATGTCTGCGTTCAAGATTTTATTGAAAATCGATTCACTGTTATTGTTAAAAGTAGACAGCTAGGATTGTCTACGCTTGTTGCTGCTTACTCTGTGTGGTTAGCGCTATTCCAGAAAGACAAAAATATTCTAATTATTGCAACCAAGCTAAGCGTTGCGCAAGTCTTTATCAAGAAAGTCAAGACAATGGTGAGCAACCTTCCTGCTTGGATGGTATTGCCGCAGATCACACTAAACAATCGGCAAATGATCGAGTTTAGTCACGGCTCGTCAATTAAAGCAGTGCCTACCTCAGAAGATGCAGGTCGATCCGAATCACTTTCTCTGCTGATTATTGATGAAGCAGCATTCGTTAGAAACTTCGACGATCTTTGGACAGGCTTGTATCCGACAATCTCATCAGGCGGTCGCGCCGTTGTGCTTTCGACACCTAACGGCGTCGGCGGCCAGTATTATAAGCTTTTTACAGAAGCAGAATCAGGATTAAACGAGTTTAAGTCAATCCGTCTTAACTGGGACGTGCATCCAGAGCGCGATCAAGCATGGTTTGATAAAGAAACACGAAACTTATCCGCTAAAGAAATTGCCCAAGAATACTTGTGTGACTTTGCTGCGTCGGGTGAGACATTTCTCAACGACAGCGATATTAAATGGATTAGTAAGATCATAAGACCGCCAATAGATCGCGGCGGACCGGACCGCAATGTCTGGATCTGGAAGCAACCGCTAACAGAGCACAAATACATCATCTCAGCTGATATTGCTAGAGGTGACGGTAAAGATTTTTCGGCATTTCATGTAATTGATTCTTCTGAGGGCGAAATTGTTGCTGAATACAAAGGCAAGATTGCACCCGACAAGTTTGGTGATCTACTGAACGAATACGGGTTGCGGTACAATAAAGCACTCATGTGCCCAGAGAATAATTCATTTGGTTATGCAACGATAGTCAAGCTTAAAGATCTTAACTATCCAAAGATGTATTACAATAAGAATAAATCAGTCTACATCGGCGATTATGTTCCACCTGCTGAGACAGAGCTCGCAGGATTTACAACTAGCGGAAAGTCACGCAACCAGATTCTTACTAAGCTAGAAGAAGTCATTCGAAATAAGCAATTAATGATTTATTCATCACGATTTTATGAAGAGCTCAAGACGTTTGTGTGGAATGAGAACAAGGCACAAGCAATGAAGGGTGAGAATGACGACTTAATTATGTCACTTGCAATCGGCACGTGGATGTATGATGCATCGACCGACTACAACAAAGATGGTGATAAACTTAATCAAGCAATGTTGACAGCAATGGGCTTCAAGAAAAAAGAGTTTAATGGTGCTTCAAATGATGTAATATTGAACAAGCACCAACAAGAGGCAAATCGTGACAGAGCGTTACGAGGATACTCAAAGCCTATGAATTTGCCACCAGAATTCATGTGGCTAATAAAGAACTAGGAGCATAGATGGCAAAAAACGAAAATCTCTTCTCCCGACTAACCACGCTATTTAGAAGTGGTCCAGTCATAAAGAGAAGAGTCAAAGACTTTAAAGCAACAGAAAAAACAACCTCTGCTTTTGAACAATTCAGAAAAGCACAAAGCTACGTCTACAGCTCAGCAATGTCTGCATACGGTTCATATGACCGAATGGCAAGATACTCCGACTTTCAAGAGATGGAGTATTGTCTACATGAAGACACGCTTATTGCTGTTCCTGGCGGTTACAAACGCATAGGAGACCTTGCAGCTGATTGCACAAATAATCCTGACCACACGTTTGTCGTATATTCATATGACCACAACGAAGGACGCATTGTTTCTGCAATCGGCAAGCAAGCCAGGCAAACACGCGTTGATCATGCATACACAGTTACTTTTGACAACGGTCAAAAAATCATTGGGACGCC